CATGATAACGGAAAAGATTTCTAACAAGTAATTGAGTTGAGTGAAACGAAACGAAATGACGCAGTTAGAAAAGACCCGAAGGGTCTATAATAATACTCCGTTAGATTGGAAATGTGGTTTAAAAATCACTGAAACTACAAGCAGTAGATAGTAATGCTTTTATTATAATTCTTCGCTTACAGGATTACCGGACTTCATGTTATTATATTTGTTAAGTGTTTTGATAATAAGACTTCTTTGAGGTAAACTCATATGCCATGCTTCTGACCAGGAAACAGAACCATTACTAAACACAACAATTTCTGCTATGTTCTTGTTAATGGCTTCTGATTCTTCGTTGAGCTTCCTAAGGTAAGCCACTACCTCCTCAGGCTCTGATTGAGCTAGGAAGCCGTGAAAAAATTTACAGGATTAAAGTTTATTTGTGCTTCAAACTCATAGGGTTCTTCTTCGGTACCACATTTTTCACATAACATTAACATCTGTTTGTTAACACCAATAGCACCAATCTCACCTATAAATTCTTCAATTTGTTTTCCAATTTTGCTTTCACAGTTTTCCAAAAATTCTTTGATGTTTTGTCTGTCGGTCACTACAACTGCATCACCTTCAGGTTGTTCCATTGTGATAGAAGCAACACTGTCCACCATTATGTCAAAGTTGAGTTCTGATAACTCTATGAAACTGGCATTGAAAGCATGTATTCTATCTATTTCATCGGTAATTTCTGCAAGTGATTGCAAACTTCTTTCACTTCTAAAATTGGCAACACCTGCTTTTACAGAAGTTTCGTAACTAAATGGTTTTATTTCAAATAAAAGACCTGAATCTGTATTAAATTGATATGCTTCTTCCAGTGTTGTCATTGTGCTTAAAGCACCTTCAACACTCACGGTTGCTGTTGTGTTTTCACCACATTTATCACATGTTGTGGAAACCTCCATGTCATCACCGTATGTTGCACCTTGTATGGCAATTAGTAATGTGTCTATGTCATTACTTAGTAACTGTCTAGGTTGCTTTACAGATGGAATACAACTGGAGATAACCTGTGCTATTGCTTCACCATTTAAGAGTGCATCAGGATTTTTCATTATTAATTCGTCCTTTGCTGTCATGGGATACACTGGCAGTTCACCAGTTTCAGGCATGTCAATTATGTCTGATGTGTAAAATTTTCCTTTACTGGGTATTTGTGAATATATTTTTGGCGATCTAAAATGTCCTGCTAGTGGATTAGTATTATCTGCCATATTAAAACTCCTGTTAATTAAGTTGATAAATATAACAATAAGTTATTTTATCGTGTAGTATTTATCACAATTAAATACGCACTTAATAGAGAAATCGGTAATGGCAATAATTAAAATCCAAACAAATGATATAGATGGTAATCAGGTTACCAACGAAATCACAATACCTGATTTTGCCATGGAAAGCACCCTGGAGAAAATTGCATTAAAAATGGGTGCTATAGAAAAATTATCAGACCAAACCAAAGAAACTATTAAGAACCAAACAGAAACCATAAAAGATGGTATTAAAACAGACGAAGAAAGCCGAAAACAATTAGCCAAAACACTTTCTGAATCCCTCAGGGAATCAGGAAGACTGCGTGATAAGGTCACTGCAGACATTTTGGATAATATGGAAAAAGATCTTAAAAGAGCAGGAAATATTATCACTAACGTTGTAACAACATTAGTGGGATTGGGAACACTTGCTGGTGGTTTTGTATTAAAAGGATTTACTAATTTAGGTGAAGGTTTAAAAACACTTACAGCAGTGGGTGGTGCATTTGGTGATAACCTTTCCGGTGTTGGTGCAAGTGCTGAACAAAATGTAATCAGTCTTAATAAACTAGGACTCACAACAGATCAGGCAATAAATGTATTGGGTAATTACTCCAGATCAATGGCTATATTGGGGCAATCGTCTGTAATAGGTGCATCTAAAACATTCTTGGATTTAACAAAAGATGGTACTGCTTTGGGTACAACACTGGATGAAGCAACAGAGTTCTTCCAGGAAGATTTGATGTTCAGAACAATGATGCTGAGAAGAGATCAAATTTCAGCAGAACAGTCTGCCAGGTACTCTGCAGTATTTAACCAAAATTTAAGACGGTTATCAACCTTATTAGGAGCAAACAGTGATGAGGTGCGTAAAAACACTCAGGATGTTTTAAGTGGAAATACAGCATTTAGGGCCTTTACTTCCAGTTTAGGTCCCGGTGGTAAAGATTTACTAGAAGGTGCAAATTTATTGGGTTCAGGATTAATTGCCAGTTTAGGCGGTGCAGGTGAAACAGTCACAGATGGGTTATTAAGAATTGCTTCAACAGGTGTAGGTGCTATTGATGACTTTGTGAACCAATTAAACCCACTTGCTCCTGGAGCCGCACAAGCAATTAAAGATGTTTCCATGCAACTGAGAAGGGGTCAGATATCAACAGTAGAACAAGCCAACAGAGCTACCCTACAGATAGTAGAAGCATTTAACGGTGTTGATCAAGCAACCATTAATAGACTTATCCCAATTATAGACTCTGTGGGTGGTGAATTAGCAGGAACAGGCAAAATATTAGTAGAAGCATTTGTGAATTCAGGTGCCGCGGCAGAAAAATTAAGAAAGTCACTTAACATTGCGCCGGAATTCAGTGATACACAAAAAGGCCTAACAACATTTCAAAATGTAACAGCCAAGGCTAGAGCATCGTTAAGTGCATTCCAGAATGCTTTGGCAAGTGGTGCAGGAAAAGGAATGAAAGGTATTAGTGAATTCTTTGAATCCTTGCTGTCTAATAGTAAACTTGCAGAATATATGGCCGAGCAGGGTAAAAGATTTGGTGATAGATTTAGCAAATTCATTAATGATCTTGGTGGTGTTGATGTTGCTGTGAAGAAAATAATGAATGGTTTTAATGCTGTTATTGACTATGTATATAATATATTTGATGAATTATTAAAAGGGTTTCAAACAAACGGAAAACTGGATATTATAGGTGGTATTAAAAACGCCTTTATATTAGCAGTAAAAGAAGCACTTAAATTGACTGGTATTGCAATTAAAGAAGCATTCATTGCCGTTATTACTAATCCAGGAGTAGTATTGTCTATTATTGCTGGATTCACCGCTTTGTTTGCCATGACGTCCGTAGCAAGAGGATTTGCTAGTGTTATCACAGCAGGAATGGGCTCTTTATTTGCAAAAGCGGCGGCTGGATTGGGTTTAACTACTATGACAACTGCTGGATCAGGGCTTGGAGCATCTTTATTAGGTGGAGCGGCCACAACAGGCGCAGGTGTGTACTATGATCAGAAGTCCGGTAGATACAGAGATTCTAAAGGAAGATACGCAAAAGCACCAACAACGAAACCCGGATTCAAAATGCCTAGGGGAGGACTTTATGGATTGGCCGGTTTAGGTATAGGTATGGGTGCTGATTATCTAACCGAATCTGCTGGTGGTTTAAACACTACTGCAGGCCGCACAGTGAATACTTTAGGACAAGGCGCCGAATATGCTTTATATGGTGCCGCATTAGGTAGTATTATTCCAGGACTAGGAACGGCGATAGGCGCAGGTGTTGGTGGTGCTATTGGTTTAGTTAAAGGACTATTTTTTGATAGTGCGGAACAAGATCAGCCACAACAAGCAAACCCAACTGGTGATAACATTTTTAATCTAGAGGCTAAGACAGTATCAATTAGTGAACCCTTCTCAGTGGTAATACAAAAACCACTTCAAATGGATACATATACAGGCGGAAAGATAAGTAGGGCATCTGTTAATTCTGATATAGGATCTTTGTATAGCAATTCTAATCTCACAATGGATAGAATTAACGAAGGGGCAACCGCACTAGCAGATGATGGTATGCTTTCAAAGGCCGAAAAGTCTGCTATAGCAGATGTAAGTAGCAGTAATGAAATGATTAGCACTATGATTCTCATGCTACAGGAACTGAAACGTTCTAATAGACATCTCTCCAATATATCTGATAAACCAACCGATTAATACTCAATTACATAATTAACTCTTGACACAATACGATAAATAGTGTATTATAACTAAAAGGATTATAACTTATGAGTTGGAGAAAGTATTTTTCAAGTGTAGATAACAGCGGTCTACCCCTAAACGTTACAGGCGAACCTAACACAGGCGGTCCTGGTGCGGCTACAAGTAGATATGCTAGTTGGTTACCAGAAGTATATGCTGGTTCTCCAAACCGTTTGATGCGATATATCCAGTATGATCAAATGGATCAGGACTTGGAAATCAATAGTGCATTGGACACAATCGCAGAGTTTGGCACACAGGAAGACGAATACAGCGGACTTCCTTTTGATCTCAACTATAACAGAGATCCTTCAGATACAGAACAAAAGATTTTAAATAAAACCCTTACACAATGGTGCAGACTCAATGAAATGCATAAAAGGGCATTTAGAGTATTCCGTAGCACTATAAAATACGGTGACCAATTCTTTATAAGAGACCCAGAGAACTACAAATTATACTGGGTAGATCCTGCAAATATTGAGAAAGTAATTGTAAATGAAAGCGAAGGCAAAAAGATAGAAACATATTTTGTTAAGAATTTAGAGCCCAATTTTGCAGAAAATGTAGCAACAAGTGTAGCACCTTTACATGCTAGACCTTACGGTTCAGGGCAAGGTTTAACAGGTGTTATGAGCCCAGTGGGTACAAGTACAGGTAACTATTTAACAGGTGCTGTGGATGGTGTAGATCAGGGTACTCCAGTTGACGCAAAACACATTGTACATGTAAGTTTAACAGAAGGCATGGATCATGCTTGGCCTTTTGGTGTAAGTATTTTAGAACCCATATTTAAAGTATTCAAACAAAAAGAACTATTAGAAGATTCAATTATTATATACAGAGTTCACAGAGCACCTGAAAGACGTGTGTTCTTTATTGATGTGGGTAACATGCCACCACACAAAGCAAGACAATACTTAGAACAAGTCAAATACGAAGTACAACAAAAACGTGTACCAAATAAAAAGTCAGACGGTAGTAGTGTTGCTGATGCGGCCTACAATCCAATGAGTATGTTGGAAGATTACTTCTTTGCTCAAACGGCAGATGGTAGAGGTTCAAAAGTTGATACACTACCAGGTGGTGAAAACTTGGGACAAATAGATGACTTAAGATATTTTAACAACAAATTGTTAAGAGGTCTCAGAGTACCAAGTTCATACTTGCCTACTGGTCCAGAAGATGGAAGTAGTGTTTATAATGATGGTAAAGTGGGTATTGCTTATATTCAGGAATACAGATTTGCAAGATATGTAGAAAGACTACAGAAGCAGATACAGGAAGACTTGGATACAGAGTTTAAAATGTTCTTAAAATTTAGAGGTATAGAACTAGATAATGCAGACTTCTTTATTACATTCAACAAACCAATGAACTTTAGCAGTTACAGAGATTTACAATTAGATACTGAAAGAGCTAATTTATATAACACTCTAGCCGCTGTTCCACATTTAAGTAATCAGTTTAAAATGAGAAAATATCTCGGTTTAACTGAAGACGAAATCAAAGATAATGAAGAACTATGGCGTAAAGAAAACGGCTATGAGAAGTTTGTGGACGATGGCAACAAGATGGATTTGAGAAATATTGGTATTAGACCCGAACCAGAATCAGCAGTAACACCAGGTGCAGATTTAGATTTTGGTGATTTACCTGCAACACCTGACAATCAAATAGAACCCACAGACATAAATACAGATGTACCTCCAGGAACACCTGGAACACCAGAGTTATAATATGAGATTAAATGAATTTTACAATCCTGAATTTGATGAGTTCCAAAAGCAACATCAGGACGACACACGAAAGCCAAAAATGACTCTGGAAACACTGGGCAAGTTAAGAAAGTCCAGAGAACTGCAAAGAGCAGAAGAGTTAGAACACGCAAAGTTTCAAAAAGTGATGTATGCCCCACCGGCACAAGAATCCGGCAGTTTTTGATAAATAAACTTGCATATCACATAAATTACACCAAAAACACTCAAAAAACACCGTTTTATACATAAAAACACAACATTACTATAAGTAATAAACAAGGCTCAGTGGGTATAACTGAGTATTGTTACGATATTGTAACGAAAAGACATTTTATTCGATTTAAGGAGGCCATAATGTCAGAATCAAGAAGTAAATTAGAAGAAATTCTTGAACTTCTCCTTGCTGAAGAGAATGAAAAAGCGGAAGAAATGCTTCATGAGTATGTTGTTGCTAAAGCAAGAGCAGAATATGAAAAAGTTCTAGACGAAGATTCATCTGAAGAAGAAGAAGTTGAAGAGTCAACTGAGTCTGAAGAAGAAGCAGTTGAAGAAGCAGAAGAATCTGAAGAAGAAGCAGTTGAAGAGGCTGAAGAATCTGAAGAAGAGGCTGTAGAAGAAGCAGAATTAGAAGTTGACGAAGTAATTGATCAAAGCAATGACTTTGAAGACGACATTCTTGCTGATGAAGAAGAAATTGAAGCCGACGAAGTAGGTGAAGAAGAAGGCGAAGAAGAAGGCGAAGCAGAAATGGACGGCGACTTGGAAGACAAAGTTGACAACCTAGAAGATGAGCTTGAAGATCTTAAAGCAGAATTCGAAAAACTACTTGCTGACGACGACGAAGAAGTCGAAGATGGCGAAGAAGCAGAAATGGATGCTGAAATGGGCGACGAACTTGATCTAGAATCAGTTGAATACGATCTAGACGAAGAAGTTGCTGATGAAGACGAAGTTGTTGAAGAAGCAACTAAACTTCAAGATAAAGCACCAGAAGTTTCTAAAAACGAAAACCCAGACAACAAAGAATCATCACTTACAAATGCACCTAAGAAAACATTTGTAGTTGACGGTCAAAAAGCAGGCATCGAAAACAAAGATGGCGGCGAAGGTAACATGGGTGACAACAAACCAGCAGATAACACACCATCAGACAACATTAACGTAGAGCCTAAAAAGGCATAATTGTACATTAACGTACTGATTGGAGTAAAAGATGGCTAGAAAGTTATACGAATATATGAGTCCTGAAGCGTCAGGAGTCCAAATTATGGAATCTAATGACGGTAAAGACTTATTTATGGCTGGATTATTCATTCAAGGTGATGTAAAAAACCAAAACGGTAGAGTATATCCCAAAGAAGAAATCCAAAAGGCTGTGGACAGTGTAAAAGAAAGGCTATCAAAAGGTGAAACTGTTATGGGTGAGTTAGATCATCCAGAAGAATTACAAATTAACTTAGACAGAGTGAGTCATATAATCACAGATATGCATTGTGATGACTCAAACGGTTTAGGAAAATTAAAAATCATAGAAACACCAATGGGAAATATTGCGAGAGCATTATTAAAAGCAGGGGCGAAACTGGGTGTATCAAGTAGAGGTAGCGGAAACGTTAACGAAAGTGGACGTGTAAGCGACTTTGATATAGTAACAGTAGACATTGTGGCCCAGCCCAGTGCACCAGATGCCTATCCAAAGACAATCTATGAAAGTTTATTTAATATGCGAGGCGGAGCTCAATTATTTGACACCGCTTCTGCATTAACACACGATAAAAGTGCAGAAAACCACTTGATGAAGGCTATCACTGGCTTCATCAATGAATTAAAAATAAAGTAGGAGACTACGATGGCAGTGAATTTTAAAGATCTACTTGAAAATGCGGAACTTACTGAAGAAGTAAAATCTGCTCTTCAAGAAGCATGGGATTCTAGAATCGCTGAAGCAAGAGAAGAACTTACTGCGGAACTTAGAGAAGAGTTTGCACAAAGATACGAGCATGACAAAGGTCAAATCGTTGAAGCAATGGACAAATTCATCTCAGAAAAAGTAGAAGCAGAAATTTCCGCTATTGCAGAAGAGAAAGAATCACTTGCAAGTGATCGAGTTAAGTACACGAAAGCCATTAGTGAGCATGCCAAAGTTTTAGACAAATTTGTAACTGAAATGGTTGCAAAAGAAGTCAAAGAACTTAGAGCAGATAGAGCCAAAGTAGGTGAGCATGTAACAAAATTAGATAATTTTGTAACAGAGCAACTTGCTAGTGAACTATCCGAGTTCCACGAAGACAAAAAAGGTCTTGTAGAACAGAAAGTCAAAATGGTAAAAGAAGGCAAGAAGCAATTAGCAGAAGCCAAAGCAGACTTTATTAAGAAAGCCGCAGACAAAGTTGAAAACGTTGTCAACAAGGTTATTACTAATGAAGTAAGTTCTTTCCGTGATGATATTACTAAGGCTCGTGAGAACGATTTCGGTCGCAGAATTTTTGAAGCATTTGCAAATGAATATGGCGTGAGCTATTTGAATGAAGCAAAAGAAATCAAGAAAGTACAGAAACAAATCGCTGAGTTGGAAACTAAACTTAACGAATCTCAGAAAGCAATTTCAGAGAAAGAAGAAGCAGTTAAATTAACTGAGTCTAAGTTAAGAGTAGCAGAAGATCGTTATGCTCGTAAAGAGAAACTTAACGAACTAATGGCTCCACTTGGCAAAGAGAAGAAAGAAATTATGTCTGATTTACTTGAAAGTGTTAAAACAGAAAAATTGGAAGAGTCCTTTAACAAGTACTTACCTTCAGTTTTAGATGGCGAAACACCAAGAGTGAAAAAGACGTTGTCAGAATCAATTACTAGTGAGCACACTGGTAATAAGGCATCTGTAGTAACAGAAGCCGATGACAAAGCGGATGATGTAGTTGAAATCGACATGATCCGTAAATTAGCCGGACTTTCAAAATAATAGGAGTTAGAAATGGCAGATTTATTTGAAAGCAACTGGTCCGCAACTAAAGACGCTTTGCTAGAAGGTCTTTCTGGAAACAGAAAATCTTCTTTAGATGTGGTACTCGAAAATACAAAAAGACATTTGTCAGAGGCCGCAACAGCAGGTGCAACAGGTGCAGGCTCAGTAGCAACATTAAACAAAGTTATGTTACCATTAATTAGAAGGGTTATGCCTTCAGTTATTGCTAACGAACTAGTAGGTGTTCAACCTATGACTGGTCCAGTAGGACAAATCCACACACTAAGGGTCAGATATGCTGAAACTGGTGGTGGCGCAAGTGCAGGTGACGAGGCTTTAAGTCCGTTCCAACTTGCAAACTCATATGCTGGTTCTCCAGATGCAACAGCATCTGCTGAAGGACAAGCAGGTAGAAAAATGAGCATTCAAATCTTAAAAGAAACCGTTGAAGCAAAAACAAGACGTTTAAGTGCTAGATGGACTTTTGAGGCGGCTCAAGATGCAGAAGCAATGCATGGTGTTGACGTTGAAGCAGAAATTATGCAGGCATTAGCTCAAGAAATCGTAGTTGAAATCGACCAAGAAATTATCGGTTCACTAAGATCTTTAGCAGGTGCAGGTACAACTCTTGACTTCAAAGGATCAGCATTAATCGGTACACCAGCATACGTTGGTGACAGACATGCTCTTCTAGCAATCGAGATCAACAGAGCGGCTAACAGAATCGCGGCTAGAACAAGACGTGGTGCTGGTAACTATATCGTTGTATCTCCAGAAGCATTGACAATCCTACAAAGTGCGTCAACTTCAACATTTGCTAGAACAACTGAAGGTTCTTTTGAAGCACCAACAAACACTAAGTTTGTAGGTACATTAAACGGAACAATCAGAGTTTTCGCAGACAACTATGCGGCTGACGGTACTAAAGTACTAGTTGGTTACAAAGGATCAAGTGAAACAGATGCTCCAGCATTCTATTGTCCTTATATCCCTCTAATGTCAACAGGCCCAGTAATGGATCCTGCTACATTTGAACCAGTTGTAAGTTTCATGACCAGATATGGTTATAAAGAACTAACAAACACTGCAAGTTCATTGGGTAACGCGGCAGACTACGTGGATGCAATTAGTTTAACTAACGTTGTATTCCAGTAAGCCGAACTTACAGGAAAAAGGGAAGCCCACTTTATAGTGGGCTTTTTCTTGGCTGGTGTTTATTCTGATAAATAGTTCTATAATACAGGATTTTTAAATGGCTATAAAACGCACCTATATCAATGCAGATGAAGAGTTAGTAATCAAGGGTAAACTTACCATTGAGGGTAATGTTACTCAAATCGAATCAACTCAACAAGTTACCAATCTAGAAGGTAACGTATTCACTATAAACAGTGATGGTGATAATACCACAGCAAAATTAGTTTTAAACAGTAATGGCAATTTAGCAGAAGTATCCTTTTCAGACGGCAGTAATGTCGTAAGTTTTAACAAAGACATCAATGCCACCAACTTCACAGGAAGTGTTACTGGTAATGTTTCAGGTACGTCAGAATTTGCTAATGCTTTAACAAGTGCTGTAACTGTAAATTTAAATAGTGTTAGTGGTGATTTAGTTCCTGATTCAGACACTTTTACAGGTTCAGGTAATGTTGTAAACCTTGAAGGTGCTTTAAGTACTACAGGCGTAAGTGCTGGTACATATGGCACAAGCAATGATGTTGCACAAATTACTGTTGATGCAAAAGGAAGAATTACAACAGCAATTGATGTTGCAATAGACCATGATGCTCTTTTAAACTTTGTTGCTGACGAGCATGTTGCTCACAGTGGCGTAACACTAACAGCAGGAGCAGGTTTAACCGGCGGTGGTGATATTACAGCAAGTAGAACCTTTGACGTTGTTGGCGGATTTGGTATTACAGTAAATGCAAATGATATAGAAATTGCTAACTCAGATATTAGAAGTTTATTCAGTGCTAGTAATGGTGTTGATTATAATAGTTCAACAGGTGCCTTCCAAGCAGTAGAATCAGAAATACAACATGATAGTTTAGATGGATTTGTAGCAGATGAGCATATTGCTCACAGTGGTGTGACCTTAACAGCAGGAACAGGTTTAACTGGTGGTGGTGATATTACAGCAAGTAGAACATTTAATGTTATTGGCGGCGACGGTATTACTGCAAATGCAAACGATATACAAGTAGACAGTACAGTTGTAAGAACAACAGGTACACAAACTATTGCAGGTGACAAAACATTTACAGGAAATGTAGATTTAAGTGGTGCAACAGTACCTGGATTTACTGTTGATGGTGAATTATCAGTCACAGGAAATGTAAACTCACTTAACTATGTGGATTTACAAGTACAAAATTCAGAAATTATTTTAAACAGTAATGTAGCAACGGCTCAGGATGCTGTAATTAAAAATGAAAGAGGTTCCACAGGTAATGACACTTACCTAAAATGGGACGAAGCATCTGATAGATGGCAATTTAGTAATGACGGTAGTACAGACAATAATATGTTACTATTCTCAGACTTTAGTGCAAGTAACGGTGTAGACTATAATAGCTCAACAGGAGCATTTCAGGCTGTAGAAAGTGAAATACAACATGACAGTTTAGATGGCTTTGTAGCAAATGAACACGTTGATCATTCCGCAGTGGATATCACAGCAGGTTCAGGATTAACAGGTGGCGGCGATATAACAACAAGTAGAACACTCAATGTTATAGGCGGCGATGGTATTACTGCTAATGCAAATGATATTGAAGTAGACAGTACTGTAATAAGAACAACAGGTGATCAAAGTTTAGCAGGACAAAAAACATTTACGGGTAATTTATTGTTACCAACAACAGACGTTGCAGTTGAAAATGCTATATTTACAGACAGCAATGAAGCATGGGTATATGTTAATGGTAGTAAAAAACAAATCACACCAACTGCAAGTATAGGTTCAGCAGAAGAAGCCAACAGTAGTTTATCATATATAAATTTAGGAACAACAGGAACCAGCACTTATGAATTATATGCTGGACAAAGAACAGTTGGTTCAGATACATTCCACGCAATTAAAGGTTTAGAATCAGGCACATATACTACTATATCCAGTACCGCAACTGCTCTTACAATAGATGGTGATATTTCTGCAATAAGAACAGGTTTTAGTGCTGGTGGTGATTTAAGTTATAATAGTAGCACAGGTGAATTCACATTTACTGAAAGAACAGATTCTGAAGTCAGAGGATTATTAAGTGGCACAGGTTTAATCAGTTATAATAGTGGCACAGGTGTTATAAGCACATCAGCAGACAACTATGCAAGTTGGAACTATGATACAGACACCGGCTCTTCAGAAAGTGTTGCAAGTGGCGAAACTGTAAACATATTGGGTGGTAGTGGTATTGATGTTACACATAGTGGAAAAACTATAACAGTTACAAATACCAATGATGCAGATATTACAGGTGTTACAGCAGGATCAGGCTTAATAGGCGGCGGTTCAAGTGGAACAGTTACACTTAATATAGGAAGTGGAGACGGTATCACTGTAAATGCAGACAATGTTACTGTAGACAGCAGTGTTGTAAGAACATCAGGTACTCAAACTTTAGCAGGAAACAAAACATTAACTGGAAGTACACAAATAGATAGTTTAAATATAAACGGTGCTTATAGTTTCCCTACAGCAGATGGTACTATTAACCAAGTATTAACAACTAATGGCTCAGGTACATTGGCATTCCAACCAGTAAGTGCAATTGGTTTAACCAGTGTTACAGGCGGAGATGGTTTAACAGCAACAGTTGGTGTGGGAACAACAGAATTAGATGTTGTGGGTGGTTATGGTATCACTGTAAATGCAGACGACATAGAAGTAGCCAATTCGGATATCAGAGGCTTGTTTAGTGCAGGTGGAGACCTAAGTTATAATAGTACAACTGGTGAATTCAGTTTTACTAATGATGCTGGTGATATTGAAGGCGTTACAGCAGGTACTTATTTAACTGGTGGCGGAACAAGTGGCACTGTTTCATTAGATGTTATTGTTGGTGCTGTTTCTAATGGTGCAACTACTATTCCTACTGGTGATCATGTTTACGATTTTGTAATTGGACAAGGATATTCAACTACTACAGGTACAGTAACAAGTGTAAGTGGAGGCAATGGATTAACAGGAAGTGTAACGACTTCAGGAAGTTTAAACGTTGGTGCAGGTAATTACGTTATTGTAAATGCTAATGATGTGGCTGTAGATGCAACAAGCACAAATACAGCAAACAAAGTTGTGGCTAGAGACGGTAGTGGTAATTTTGCCGCAGGTACTATCACAGCAACAGCAACCAAGGCACAATATGCTGACTTGGCAGAAAACTACGAAGCAGATAGTGATTACGAACCAGGCACTGTTTTAATTTTAGGCGGTGATAAAGAGGTCACTGTAACAGATGAACCAGGCAGTTTCAAAGCAATGGGTGTTGTGAGTACAGACCCAGCACATTTAATGAATGTGGATTGCGAAGGTGAGCATGTGGTAGCAGTAGCATTACGTGGAAGAATTCCATGTAAAGTAGCAGGTACATGTAAAAAAGGTGATGTACTAATTACCAGTGATACCCCAGGACATGCCATGGTAGCCGGCGATCCTAAATTATTAAGTCCCCTACAAATTATTGGTAGAGCATTAGAGCACAAAACTTCAGCGGCACCCGGTGTTGTTGAAATCATTGTTTAAAAAGCATAAATAATTTTTATGAAGATAGTCAGGACACAAACTCCTCGCGACATCGTTTTGCATGATGGGGAATATCCTGTAAAT